TGTGTTATTAGTATTTGATGAGGCGTCAGGTATTGACGACTCCATATGGTCAGTCGCCGCGGGTTTCTTCACGGAGAACACGCCAAACAGATTCTGGTTGGCATTCTCGAACCCGCGGCGCAACTCTGGGTACTTCTACGAAACCTTCCACGGCAAGCGTGACTTTTGGATGAATAAGATTGTGGATGCCAGAACCGTAGAAGGTACAGATAAAGCGGTCTATCAGTCCATCATTGACGAGTACGGTGCAGATAGTTCGGCAGCGCACGTTGAGGTCTATGGTCAATTCCCGAACGCGTCCGATGATCAGTTCATTTCTAGCTTGGTGGTTGATGAGGCCATGTCAAGGGAGAAGTACAAAGACCTGTCAGCCCCGATTGTGATTGGCGTAGACCCAGCCCGCTTCGGTGCGGACTCCACGGTGATTGCTATTCGCCAAGGGCGTGACATTATTGAGATTAAGAAGCACAAAGGCGACGACACCATGGAAACAGTCGGGCGCATCATCGAAGCCATTGAAGAATACAAGCCAGCGTTGGTCAACATCGACGAAGGTGGTCTGGGTGCAGGCGTGGTGGATAGACTGAAGGAACAAAGGTACAAGATCAGAGGTGTGAACTTTGCGAACCGAGCCAAGAACCCGATGATGTACGGCAACAAACGTGCTGAGATGTGGGGCGACATGAGAGATTGGTTAAAGTCTGCGGCCATTCCATCTGACCGCTATCTCAAGTCTGATATGATTAGCCCGCTAATGAAACCAGACAGCAAGGGTGCTATATTCTTGGAAAGCAAGAAGGACATGAAAGCCAGAGGATTAGCGTCACCTGACAGTGCCGATGCTATTGCTTTAACATTTGCATATCCTGTGGCATCAAGACAGTATGTTGACAAGTCACCGCGCCGTGGCTATTCTAGTACGCAATCAATTTCTAACTCATGGATGGGATCGTAATGGCTACGAAAAAACATGATAAACCGATACCTCGTACAACTACGGGTAAGGGTGCAAACTACAAACCCACCGAAAAAGGTGCGGGTATGACAGCTAAAGGAAGGGCTGAGTACAATGCAAAAAATAACGCGAATCTTAAAGCGCCTGCTCCAAATCCTAAGACTAAAGCCGACGCAGGCCGTAAAGCCAGCTTCTGCGCCAGAATGTCAGGAGTTGTCAAAAACGCCAAAGGCGACGCCCCCCGCGCGAAAGCCGCGCTCAAAAGTTGGAAATGTTAACAAGGAGAAAGAAATGGCAAAACCCGGATTGTATGCAAATATTCACGCAAAGAAGGCTCGTATAGCAGCTGGATCAGGTGAGAAGATGAGAAAGCCAGGCACAGCTGGAGCACCAACTGCCAAGGCGTTTAAAGAATCAGCTAAGACAGCCAAGCCTGTTAAGAAAGGTAAATGATGCCTTTAAAAAAATCCACAAGCACAGAGGCGTTTCGCAAAAACATTAAAGCTGAAGTAAAAGCAGGTAAACCAGTCAAGCAAGCGGTTGCCATTGCTTACTCAGTAAAGCGTGAAGCTGCCAAAGGTAAAAGCAAAAAATAATGTTTTCAAAATTACCAAACCTACCGCAAGATAAAGCTAACCACGCCATTTGGGGCGCAATATTAGCCTTTGGTGTATATGTGATTGCCAGCGTATTGAACATTGCATTTGCGGCAGAATTAGGATTATTCACCGCTGTAGGTGCGGCGATTGCTAAAGAAGTGACCGACAAACTTACTAACATTAACGCTATTAAGTTAGGATTACCAGCACCTCACGGCGTTGAAGTCTATGACGCAGTAGCTACAATAGCAGGTGGTTTAATTATCTATTTATCTTCACAAATTGGAAATTTTATTAAATGATGCGTCCGTTAAGTAACTGTGTTTTAATTCGTCAAGATATTGAAAAGTTATCTTCTTTAATAGTTTTACCCCAAAGCAAGTTATTTAGCGGTATCATTGTGGCTGCAGGCGACGGTAAAAAATTACCAAAGGGTAATCTTGAGCCTATGAACGTCAAAGTCGGCGACCACGTACTATTTGGTGAATATTCAGGCCAAAAGGTTACAGTGGACGGCGAAGAACTATTGATGATGCGCGAACCAGACGTGATCGGGATATTAAATGAGTGATCCAACAGGCATAAACAAAGCAGGTCAAGTAGCCAACGTAGGTAGTAATCCTACTGGCCCAGACGATCACCGCGACAAACTCGCTGAGATGCGTCATCGCTATACGATGGCAATCGGTGCTTACTCTGACAGCCGGGAAGATGAACTTGATGACTTGCGCTTTATGGCAGGATCACCAGACAATCAATGGCAATGGCCAGCAGACGTATTGCAAACCCGTGGTTCAGTCCAAGGTCAAACAATTAACGCTCGTCCATGCCTAACAATTAACAAACTGCCGCAACACGTTCGTATGGTAACAAACGAACAGCGTCAGAACCGCCCAAGTGGCAAAGTCATTCCAGCAGACGACAACGCTGATGTACAAGTTGCAGCTATTTATGACGGCATGGTCCGTCATATTGAGTATATGTCAGACGCTGATGTAGCCTATGACACAGCTTGCGAAAATCAAGTAACTTATGGTGAAGGTTACATCCGCGTTTTAACAGAATACTGCGACGAAAACACGTTCGATCAAGACCTACGCATTGGTCGTATACGCAACAGTTTCAGTGTATACATGGATCCAATGGCTCAAGACCCAACAGGTGCAGATGCCGAATGGTGTTTTATAACCGAAGATTTAACCAAAGAAGAATATGAGCGTGAGTACCCAGATGCGGCGCCCCTCAGTTCTATGTTGGCAAGCGGTGTAAACGACCAATATTTAAGCCAATGGTTAGATGAGAATACCATTCGTATTGCTGAGTATTTCTACTACACGCATAAAAAAGAAACATTAAACTTGTATCCTGGCAACAACGCGTTTTTTAGCAATTCGCCTGAAGATAAAGATATGAAACGTATGGGTGTTAAGCCTATTCGCAGTCGTGAAGTAGATCGTCGCAAAGTTATGTGGATGAAAACTAACGGCTATGAAGTCTTGCAAGAGCAAGAATGGGCTGGTAAGTGGATTCCTGTAGTACGTGTAATTGGTAACGAATTTGAAGTAGAAGGTCAAATTTATATATCTGGTTTAGTACGTAACGCCAAAGATGCACAACGTATGTATAACTATTGGACTAGCCAAGAAGCTGAGATGTTAGCTTTGGCGCCCAAAGCACCGTTTATTGGTTATGGCGGTCAGTTTGAAGGCTACGAAATGCAGTGGAAAACAGCCAATACGACCAATTGGCCGTATTTGGAAGTTAACCCTGATGTAACTGATGGCGCAGGTGCTGTATTACCATTGCCACAACGTGCAGCTCCACCGTTACCACAAACAGGCTTGATCCAAGCAAAAATGGGCGCAAGTGAGGACATCAAATCAACCACAGGTCAGTATGATGCTAGTTTAGGTGTTGGTGGTAATGAGCGCTCAGGTCGTGCTATTTTGGCTCGCGAAAAACAAGGTGATACAGGTACTTATCACTACGTAGATAATTTGGCTCGAGCTATTCGTCACACCACACGTCAATTAGTAGACATGATCCCTAAGATTTATGATACAGAGCGTATTGCTCGTATTGTAGGTATTGATGGTGAAGTTGATATGGTCAAAATTAACCCAGAACAGCCAGAACCAGTCAAAGAAATTCGTGACATAGAGTCAGGCATCTTGATTGAGAAGATTTACAACCCAGGCGTCGGTAGATACGACGTGGTTGTGACCACTGGCCCAAGCTACATGACCAAACGTCAAGAATCTATGGATGCAATGAGTCAAATTCTGCAAGGCAACCCACAGTTGTGGAGTGTTGCGGGTGATTTATTTGTTAAAAACATGGATTGGCCTGGCGCTCAAGAGTTGGCAGACCGTTTGGCTAAGACAATTGATCCAAAATTGCTTGAAAATGGTGATAAAGACCCTGCTTTGCAAGCTGCAGAACAACAAATGCAAGCAATGGCTCAAGAAATGGAACAAATGTACGGCATGATGCAACAATTTCAGAAATCTGTAGAAGTTCAAGACTTAGAACGTAAGAACTTTGAAGCTGACATCAAGGCATATCAAGCTGAAACACAGCGTATTAGTGCTGTTTCAGCAGGCATGACAGCCGAGCAGATTCAAGACATTGTAATGGGTACAATTGCAGCAGCTTTAGACACAGGCGACTTAGTTGGTCAAGAGTTAGAGCGTGAACCAATGGAAATGCCTGAGCAACCACCAATGCAAGGTCAAGTGCCACCTGAAATGATGCCAATGGAAGGTCAAGTACCGCCAGAAGGAATGCCACAATGAAAAAATGCGCTGATTTTATAGGAATGTTGTTTTTAGCTCGTGATGTGACTCATTCAGCCCATCTGAACACTCGTAGCTATGCAAAACACAAAGCATTACAGAAGTTTTATGAAAACATTATTGATTTAAGTGATAGTTTTGCTGAAGCTTATCAAGGTCGTCACGGTTTAATTGGCCCAATCAGCTTAATGTCCGCAAAAAAGACTAATAATGTGGTTGAGTTTTTAGAAGATCAACTTGCTGAATTAGAAACAATGCGTTACGATGTATGCGACAAGGCAGATGCACCGTTGCAGAATTTAATTGATGGCATCATTGAACTTTATTTATCAACGTTGTATAAGCTAAAATTTTTAGCATAAGGAACCAATTATGGAACTTTTAAGACCC